TTTCTTACATAGCTTTCGCTCTTCCGGGGTTGGGTCATACTCATCAGATAGCGGCTCTTTAGTGGGCGCTGAGTGCTCGGCTAAGGGCATCTGTGCTTGCATGTGTTACGCCTCACTCAATAGTTGTTCCGCGCTCACGTCCCAGCGCTTTGCTATCCGTGTCTCGCGCTCAGTCTCAAGTTGCTTGTAAATTTTTTCGGGAGGTTCGTCGCCGACGGGGATTATATCACGCCCTTGATCGCGCATTCTATCAGTTTCGTTACGAAGATGGTGCTTGTTACGGATATACTTGCCGAAAGCGGGGTTGTAGTGCCCTTTTTCGACACTACCGATCATCGCAGCGACTATATATCTCTCGGCAATTGCCCCACATTCGCACGTCTCCGGCTTGTCGATATCAGCAACCGACTTGATCACGTCGAACATATTATTGCATTTTCTGCAGTGGTACGGGTAAATCATGTATCGTTTACTTTTTAAATGAGGTTTACATGAAAGTACTTGTTTTTGGGCATTTGGGCAACATGGGAAAGCGTTACGGTCGAATACTTACCGACCTTAAAGCTGATTGGGTTGGTATCGATAACAGACAGCCTATCCTCGACAAAATCCGCGTCTGCAGCGAAGGTTTTAAAGCAATCACTCATGTGATTATTGCTACCCCAACAGAGACTCACCAACAACTCATTCGCGACTGTGACGAGCTTTTCGAATTGCCCGTCAAAATACTCTGCGAGAAGCCAATATCTTTTGATATGTATATCCACAACTCCCCCAACCTGCTATATATGGTCAATAATTATCAATACTTGACCGCTACTAAGACACGGGGTCTGACATCATATGCTTATTATTACTCCGGTCCACACGGTATAATCTGGGACTGTATACAACTCATCGCAATGGCTCACGGTGAGCTTGAGCTATCGCTACAGTCAACGCAATGGTCAGCGATGATTAACGGTCACGAGCTGAATCGAAGCACGATTGACGCATCATACGCCGCTATGATCCAAGATTTTATCGGCGAAGGCAATCATCTCTGGGGCAAAGCAATGATCTATAAAGCTCACTGCCGCTGCACGGCTCTTGAAAGTCGATTCGGCTTCAATCCCACATCTCTGCGCTTTGACTACGCCGATCGCTCGTTATCATCGCCAATCTCTCGCGATGACTCATCTTACCCGGAGTTTCCGAAACACTATAAATGGGACGGACGTTTACTAAATTGTCCACCATGACTATGCCATACCTCAGCGCATCCAAGACGTGATCATCTTTGCCGATGGGATTCGCGTCACGTCTTGCTCTGTCTGGCTTATCATCTAAAGAGTCCGGGTAACGATACGTCTCGATCTCATCGAGTAAATGCTTGCAGCGACCACGGACAAACTTCAGCCGCCTGCTCTTGATCCGCTCATAGACTTTGCCGACACCCATCCAGATGTCGTTATCCGCACCAGTCATCGAGACGCCGCGGATACCGTTCATTTCTTGGATCATAGCAGGCTGTGATGGGTCAGCAAACCAGTGTTCCACGCCAAATATTTTCTGGTTTTGCTCTATGATTTCCTTGACTTGCGATGGCGATAATCTGCTCCGCTTTATTTCATGCAAAACAAAAATGTGATCACCAAGGACGCCGAAAATGACCACGCCGAAAGGCTCTGTGTATCCCCAATCGACGCCCGCAAAAATGCGCAAGTTGCGCGGCACGTCATCTGCATCGATCTGATTAAGATCCTCGTCATAGCAATCGTAGACGATGCCCTCCGGCCTCCCAAACTCGCCGCCGAAGATCATGGCAAATCTACGCGGGTCCATCGTCTTCCTGCGCGCCTCAAATTCCTCTTTCGGAAAATAGGGGTTCTCATCCGACCGTGCTTGCACAACTAGCACGTCATCGCGATCGCCCTTCAGCCCAGGCTTTACAAGCTCTTTCCAGACCCAATTCATTGCGTATGGGCTTGTAGTGATGTCTATCGTAGCCTGCTTCGGTGCCGCCCTACCCTGCAAGTTTTCCCAAAAATATAAACTATAGAGACCGCCCTCATCTGCCCAGATATGCCTACATCTTCTTATGCCGACAATAGAGTCAGGTATGTGTCCCGTGCGGAAATAGATTGTGCCGCCACCGTGGATCTTATACAGCGAGTCCGCCGCGTGATATTTGCCAAAACGGCGGTCTGGCACCATCTCCATAAACGTCGGCAGTGTCGCTTGTTTCATAATTTTAAATGTGGGTGCGGTGACTAAAAAGGTATCTCGCGGGTCAGTGAATTCGTGGCATTTTTGAAGGAGGCGAATTGCTCCTACCTCACTCTTACCCCATTGAATTCCGGTACCTACGACTGTAAATCGTTTCTCAGAAAGAAGGGCGGATTGCTGCTTGTCGGAGTGCGGCTGCCATACGTGGCTCATAGCATCGCGGGGCCGATTGGATCGCCTGCTTTTCGACTCATCTTAGCTTGCTTGCCTTCGATCTCTTGCCATGCAGCCGGTGATAGAGCTTCGATGTCTGTCTCACGGGACCTGTAGGCGCCAAAATTATCGCCGTAAGTCAGCACGTCACCTACTTCGATATCTCTCTTAGCTTTCAGCCTGCGCCGCCATCGCTCCACCAACGGCCTATTAACCCGCTTTCCAGCGCTATCGTCTCCGCGTAGTGCCTTAATCATCTCGCCAAATGCCTCGGCGTCAAGACTGACTGCTGCGTCATCTGTGCCCACTACGGCAGCCAAGTTAACGTGCTTTTCGATCACCTCACACCCGAAGTGGTACGCAGCGGACAGCGGGGCATAGATCACGTCTTTCGAATGATCCGAAAAGCCTACCGGCACGCCAAAGCGCTTTAAGCGGTCGATCTCAAAAAGATTGTGGTACGCGCTCGGATATTCCGGCGATGAGTACATGATACATAGCTGGTCGGTTGCAAACTCCGCGATGATTGCATCGATTTCATTATTGCTGCATCCAGCGACTGTGACAAACGTCGGCTTGTTACACTTCGCGACGGCCTCTATTAGCTGCGGCCAATTAGCTTCTGACGTTGCTATCTTGTGGGCAAAAACGTACTTATCGACAAACTCAACATCGTCTGGGTGAAATACCGAGCACATGAGCTTGATGCCGCATGCTTCCGCTTTCTCCGCCAACGCTGGCAGCCATTCTCGAATTTTGCAGTCTTTGCCGTCATCGTCACCGTAAAGCGCCCATCTATCTGCGAGCTGAAACTTGACGGCATCGGCACCCAGCTGCTTGGCTTTTGATATCGAGTCTTTCGCGTCTTCAAATGTATCGTAGTTGCTTCCAATTTCGGCGATCACAAACGTCATTCTGCTTCTTCTTCCTTTGGTTTTCCGCGCTGCAAGCTAATGATCTCGCCGTCGCGTGTTTTGATGATAAACGGCTTCGCCTCTTCCATTTCCGGCTCGGGTTCGTTGCGCCATTTGAATCGGTTTTTCATTGCGAAAATCCAAGCGGAAGCGTTGAAGTATTGAATCTGCCCTCTAATCCCGTCTAGTCCAGTTTGCTCCCAAAACCGCAGCGATAGTGCTTGACCATGCTTCTTAGCGTCGGAGAACTCCGGGTGTCTTTTCGCCCATTCATATAGAGTATCAATGTGTGATTCACACAATGCCGCAAAAGAATCGAACGACAATCCGCCCCGCATGTGCGAAAGAAGCTGCTCACAATATTCCGGCTTATACTTAGTGGGCTGACCCGGACGCCTGGTAGCTGCGGGCTGTTTTTTTTTGGTCTTTTTTTTCAAAGCCACCTCTAGGCGTTAGTTGCTGATAATATTATCGCTTATATTGTTCAAAAAATCAATTCTCACGATATTCTGAACGCTCAGAATAACCTTTATTAACATTTACTAATTATGCGATCATCAGCGCATCGCTTAAAATTATCGGAGACACTGATGGACGATCTAACGCACTTATTCGGCGGCGGCGTAACTGGCTTAGGAGTCGGTTTGATGTTGGTTAAGAAAGTCATCGCGCAATATGAGGAGCGTCTAGATGCTGTGGAAAAGCGCGTCGAGGAGAAATTCGACAAGCTGCTAGCTGCGGTCTTAGATATCAGGGTCGCAATAGCAAGCGCTAGCCACTTGCATGCAGACGTTGCTAAGCTCGCTTCTAGAGTTGACGATCTCCATGAAAGAGTCACGCGTTAAAGCCCTGCCTTTTTTAAATCGATATTCGTTCTGACGATGCTTGCTAATTGCTTTGCGACATTGCACGCAGCATTCACATTTTGCGCATTGATCTCTTCATTTTGCAATCTCTGCATCCAAACTAACAAATGCTCTGCCGCATCGCGCAAATAGTTCGTCGAAGCTCGATTTGCCGGCTTTAAATTCTCTGATTGCTGCGTCAAACCCGTAGAGTGGGTGCTCTTGGCGCTGTTGCTTTTGCTGTTCTCGTTTTTGTCGAGTAAGTCGCTCATGATGCTTCCAATAATATTTATAATATGCTTGTTTATAGCTCCGACGTGCGATAGCACGCCACTCAGAAGGATGAGAATGCCTCC